ATCATTCTAATACCTTCCCAAGATACTTTCGCCCATCTACCATACTCATTGTATAGTTTCTCTTGAATAGTCTCTTGATCTGTGTCCTGATACTCAAAATATTTCTCTTTTATAGTCTCAGCTATTTGTGCTACTTCTGATTCAGTTGGTTCTCTCCATTGATATGTCTTCCACTTTCTTTCTTTAGTTGCACGATCATAGACATACTTTTTCTTCTCAATACCATATGACCCATCACTGAAGTAATTCAAGTGAATCAAACGATCTTTGTCAGATGTCCAGAATGGATACAGAATGTTTTGGATATTGTCATTCCAATAGTCCTCACCAATGAACTCTGTCTTTCCATCAACTATAATCATTCTTTCTAGTGCATTTACTTGCACTACTACACGTATGTCTGCCATGTGATTAGGGGATTTTAATGAACCAGCCTGTTGCAATATATTTATCATGGGTGAAGACTGTGTTCCCACGATGAACGTGTGTCATACCTGCTGGCCAGATCAATAATGTACCTGTTTGTGGTTTATATCTCTTCTTTTGATACAAGAATTCTGTTTCTGCTTCACCATCTGGCATATCATTTAAGTATACCATCCATGCTAACTCTCTGTTTGCTGCTCTGAAACTAGAGTTTTCATAATGCCAAGTATGATAACCACCACCAACTGGAGTCTTTTGTACTTTTAAACCAAGTGATGCTAGTTTAACATTACTAATATGATCATACTCTCTTTTATAGTTTTCAAATGCGGAATTCAGATATTTATAGAAGTGTGCAGACACTCCCATATCAATGTCATCATACATCATACTAACATCATTACGTGCTAGTTTCTTTTGTGGCATTTGATTACTGCCATGCTGTCCGTAGTCTGGATTAATTTTTAATTGATTCTCAAAATTAGATATAATAGTATTACATATCTCATGATGTACAAGTCTTCTGTATACACCAATAAAATCTTCAAACTTTCCTTCTAATCTATCAGGATCAATGATCAATCCACTCTCACTCGCTTCTAACATCAATAAGCTCTGATCATATACTTAACTAAATGATACCTTGTTAACAGTGGAATGTCAATGTTCGGTTGCAATGAAGAGTCAACACTTAACTTAACAGCAGATGATAAGGTAAATGTACCTTCATTAACATCAAAACCAGCAGAGTTAATTGGATCTCCCTGTGGTTCAATACGCTCGGTAACAAATTCAATTCCTAAATCAGTTTTACCTGAGGGATATGTTGTGATAGTATTCTCTATTTCTTCATGTGAGAATGACACATAATCAATACCATAGTTATCATTTTCAGGATTTCCAGCAGAAGATCTTTCTTGCCTTACTTCTAAAATTAAATTAGCTACTTGATATGCTACTGGTATAGGAACCTCAACTATTGTCCAGTTTGTAGGACCTACAGCAGATGATAATGTACCAATCTTATTGAAACTAGTGGCATTATCATTACTAGCATATAACTCTAGTGGTTCGTTTGGTGCTTCTCCACCATTACTACCATTACCACGAATGACTCTAAAGTTAGCTGTAAGCATCTTTGCTGCTTTTGAATTACCTGCAGAAGCATTAACTACAATTGTTCTTGCAAATCTAGTTGCTTCATTTCCAAAGAATCTAAGATATTGTTCTGTGTCTGCGGTTACGAATCCACCAGTTGCTCCTGATCCAGTTCCAGACTGAACATAATCAACAGAAGGACTTGCACTATTAAACAATCCAGAAGTTGTTGAAGTTGCTGTACCGCCAGGAATTTGGGTTGTTACTTGATAACCAACAGAACCAGATCCCTGTTCTCCACCGTTACTACCACCACTACCAACAACTAATGTTCCAGCATTTATATTAGTGCCAGGTTCAAATTGGAAGTTTATAAATGAACCTGATCCACCACCACCTGCGCCAGGACCGTAATATGTCTGATTTTCTACAGCGATCATTTCAACAGATCCATTACCACCAGATATTTGTTGTCCTAAACCTACAGTACCACCATTTCCTGCTTCACCAGCACTAATAAGTGATGCTGTAGGACCTGATCCAGATCCTTTGAATGAAGATTGTCCTCTACTAGCACCATAACCATCTCTACGTGCGTTGGAACCGTTTCCACCGCCTCCACCACCACCGATGTTAGCTCCGATGCCGACGCCACCGCCACCACCTCCTCCGCCACCGCCAGAGCAGACAGAGTTACCACCATTTGAACCACTACCAGAGAAGATAGAGTTTACGTTTTGAGCACCATCATTACCAGAAGGTCCGCCATTTTGGTCACTGCCTTGAGTTGAATCTCCTGCAGCACCTCCACCGCCACCTCCACCAGCTCCTGCGACCATTGTAGTAGATGTACCAACAGCAGATGCAGAACCACCAGCGCCACCTCCGCCACCACCAGTTCCATTACCACCATTACCACCTTGTGCGAATCCAGTTTGTGACTTTGCACCACCATTTCTACCACTACCTGATGATCCTCCACCACCAACATAAACTCTGAATGTTAGGGCACTAGCAGGATTAATATTTACAGATACTCTCTTACCACTACCACCATTACCTGCCCACCAGCCACCGCCACCGTCACCTGTACCACCTGAACCACCGCCACCACCTTTAATGATTGCTCTTAAATTATCAAGTGGCCATGTTGTTGGAAGATTATAATTCTCAAATGAAGAAGAAGGTGTGCTAAATGTCTGAGATATTTCATTCGTTCCAGTATATAAAGTCTGTGCACCATCACCACCAGCACCACCAATGAATGATGAAGTAGCACCTGCTCCACTGTTTTCAGGACCTCCATCTTCACCAGCATTTCCACCATAGTATCCTGTAATATTAATATCTAACCCATTTACAGTATATGTGCCTGTTCCATTAATATTTGTCGCACCAGCTGAACCAGAGACAATTCTTGCCTGACCACCAAGTCCACCATCTTGAGTGGCATTACCTTGCTTTCCACCTTCTCCACCTTCTGCTACGATTTGAATATTTGTTCCATTGTAGTTAAATTCATAGTAACTATCACCACCATTGATACCATCAGTGTCACTAGTACCACCGCCACCTCCAGCACCACCAACGTGTCCAGAAACACCTGCTAATGGAAGTTGTCCTGAGCCAGGTGCAGGAACTCCATATGTCCCAGCTTCTGATTGTTCTGTAACAAGTTCTGTGGTAGTTGTAGATCCACCAGGCAATGCGATTGTCTTACCACCTATGGTGTATGTGTCATTAATGTCATATACAGTATCAGGAGGTTGTTGAATAACTGTTACTTGATCAGCTGGGAGATTTCCTGCAATTTTATATTGCATTTCTAATGTAATATTTTCACCAGCACTACCATTAGTTTGTGCACTTAGTGCAAGACCTTTCCTTGCGTTATATTTTGAGGTTGCTATGTAGAAATTATCATCATCAATCTTAATTACATACCACTCTGTGTTCTGTGCAAATGCAGTGATAGTGCCATTTATATCAAACACCATCTGTGTTGTCTGATCATTTGATTTAACTCTAATTTTATATCCAGTGAATAAATCGTGAGCAGGGATATTAAATCTAGTTCCTCCAGTTTCACCAATTACATTAGTTGCAGTGATAACTTTCTCTACTATTTCACCAATATTACCCACATTACCAAATGATGATAAAGTTGGATCAGTAATAATATAATCTACAATACCATGACTGTGAAACAATGGTACTCCTTCATTTGGTAGAAAGAAGTCAACCTGTCCTGTACTATCTTTATAACCAGCTAGACATGTATCAACAGCAAATCCAGTTCCCTCAAATGCTCCTGCCTGTGGTGCTGTAGATGTAAGAAGAGCATGATCATGCTCAGGTACAGAAGAAATAAGTTTCTCTTGTAAAGGTCCTATTTGTAATGTGACCTCACCTTCCAAAGTTCCACCAACAAATTCTTGTACATTTGTATATCCACTAATAACAATATTTCCAATATCAAATAGTGCTTCTTGTTGTGTTTTTGAGAAGTACCATCTACCACCTGTTGCACCAACAGTAGAGATAACATTACCTGATACAGGAGATCCACCACCACTGACACCACCACCAGCACCAACTATTTTTCTAGCTTTATAGTCAGGAACGTTAAATGTGATACCAGAAGCAGATCCAAAATCCTCTGGAGAATAAGATCCACCAAGTCCACCATACTTGTCCTCAAGAACTTCATATAATAATGGATAGTCTTCTGCATTATATTCAGATCCATCACAATATAACCAACCAGGATATTGCATGTCTGGATCAGTAGCAGTTGTATTAGATGTGTTAACAATTTCAACTCTTGCTGTTCCACTACTGCCTGGTTGAGAAATATAAACTACGTCACCATTTTTATAACCATAACCTTGTTTTTTTACGGTAGCAAAATTTACACTACCATCTGGATTTGCTACAATACCAACTCTTAGACCAAATCCAGTGCTTGATGCCACACTAAGAGTTCCATTATCACCAACTTTAGTAATATTATAATATTTTCCTGCAGATATATCTCCGTTACTTCTAGCAAATTTAATAGTATTTGTGTCAACAACATCTACTAAGAATGAGAATCCTTTATCAACTATAACACCACCAACACCATTTGATGATAATGTCGCTGTAGCTGTAGCACCTGTACCACCTCCACCAATTAGAGTAACTACAGGAAATTGGTATCCAGCACCGCCATCAATAACATCTATTCCAGTGACCTTTCCTGTAGTAGTATCAAAAACTGCTGCGAACACTCCAGCTTTACTAGGACCACTACCCGCATCAGTCACCTGTACAAGTGGTGCAGCTGTGTAATTACTACCACCTCCACCACCAACAGTGAACGAATCAATTGATGCTCCTAATGTAAGTTTGCCAGGTGCTTGAGTTGTCACAATTACTGTTAAACTATCACCCTCAACGAAAGGATGATTAGTTATAGTAATATTATCTGTTCCTTCTTGAAATGCTGTTGCTGGAATATCAGCAGTTATTGGACTTGTAGGAGTACCTTCTACTTGCAGATCAGTTACATATCCAGTACCACCGCCAGCACCAGAAACTATTGATCCTAAACCATTAAGATCTACTACACCATTGTCAGTAACTTTATCATCGGTTGCTTTAAATATAGGCACGATTGAACCGATTGGCATTGTGGAGTTACCAAACGTTGATTTATCTGTTAGAAAATTTGAACGGATGTTTCTTTCTGACATTTTAGGTCTTGATTAAGTAATCTACCATAACGAAAGGAGCTATTAAATTATCAATCTTTGTGTCGCTCTCTGGTTGAACACTAATAGAAGCACTCATTCCCTCAGTAGAAATAAATGTCTCTGGTATATTTAACTTATAATTGGTAAGTCCAGTTGTATAATTTATAGTATGTGTGTGGGATGTAGGATCCTCTGGGTAGTCAAATGCATCTGTTGTTTCAACTATATTTGAAACTTGAGGATATGCTGCTTGATCTGGATTAGGATTATCTACGTTAGTGTCAAGTGGTAGAACATCATGTAAAGATGTGTTGTGATCATATGCTGCAGCGTCCTCTGCATTAATACCAAAAGATGTAGTATTTACTTGTAATCTAAATGCAGTGCTACCAGCACTAAGATTATATG